ATGAAGTCAAAATTGCTAATGATATAACTATCGGCAAGTATGATGTAGTTTATGTATCAGGCTCGACACTTCCAAGTAATAGATACGCGGAACTTGAGTTCTATATGGATGCATACTCTAAAGGTATTATCGATAAAGCAGAAGTGCTTAAGAAGACAGAAGTCTTCGATATGGAAGGTGTTCTTGAGAGAACAGATACTATTGAACAACTTAAGGGACAACTCGACGGTGTTACTAAGCAGCTTAAGAAATTAGGCGGCGATATGCAGACAATGGAGAGAGAAAACGTTCACTTAAAACAAAAAGTAGAAGTAGAGAAATTTAAAACTGAACTTGACCAAGTGAAGAACAAGTCAAAACTGGCTGGGACTTTATTTGAGAGACGTTTAGATGACAACTTATCTATGCTTTCCAAAGAAGCAAGAGATGCAGCTAAAGAAAAAACAGACGCACCTTCTTCAGCATCAAAGAAGCCGTCATAGAAGAGGAAATAACACATGGAAGCAAATGAACAAAGCGTGACTCCAGAAAATATACCTGCTATGGAGCAAGATATTCTGGATACTCAAGCTATCAATGCAAACGACACTGGCGAATGGGAACAGGCTATGGGCCTACCTATTAGAGATGGATCGGCCCCTGAAGTTCAGGACAACCCTATCCAACCTCCACAGGTACAACCCCAAATACCTACCCAAAACCAAGTCACCCCTACTACTGATAATGATAATGTTCGTTATGAGTATTGGCAGTCTGAGGCCGCCAAGTTAAAGAATCAGTTAAGTGAAGTTCAGCAGTATATGCCTATGGTAGATTACTTGCGAACTAATCCAGAGGCCGTGCAAAGTATAACGCCAGGTGGTAAAACACCAGCGGAAGCTGCACCTACAAGTCAGGAGCAAGAGGAGTTTCCTCCTCCACCAGCTAAACCTGAGCAACCTCAAGGATTTTCGAGAGAAGAAGCTTTTACTGACGCTAACTCAGCAAGCGCAAAGTATCTTGATAGCGTAGACAGATGGAGAGATGACATGCAAACGTATGGCAACCTTTCATCTCAATATGAGATAGCTACAATGCGCGAATCGTATAACAAAAAGCTAGACGGACTAGAGAAGGTAGAAGTTGAACGAAACGCTAGATCCCAAGAAGCACAGGAAATGAGCAATGTTCGAAATTATGTTTCGAGTAACTACAATTTAGGCACTAATCTTGATGATTTCATTACTACAATGAACGACCCTAAGTCAATCAATATGGATGATTTAGTAGGTTACTATCAATATAAAAATGGTACGCAGGGTAATGTTCCAGCGCAACCAATGCAAACTGCCAGTAGTAACTTTAGACAAATACAGAGAGCACAATCAGTTCCTCAGCCAATGGGTGTACAGCCAGCTCAATCTAATGCCCCTTCTGCTCCAGGTGAAGGCTTTATGGATGCGATATTAGGAAGTGACAATAAATCTAATATTCTCTAAAAGGAGGGATACAATATGGCCGAATATACAAATGGCTTAATTAAGACACAAACTCCTAACGTGGCATTTACGGGTGAATCCGTAAATAATATTAGAAGAACGTTTGGTATCAGTGATCAAGTTCATCAACTAGCTCCAGCTGAATCAATTTTCTTCTCATATCTGTCCAAGTTAGGCAAAAAATCTATCGATGAAACAGTGTGGAAACCACTAGAATATCGTAACCAATGGCAGAGACGTAATTTTAAAGTTGCGCAGTATAAAACTACTATCGCTTCTGATAATGTTACAGCGTTAGCTGTTGCAGGCTCAGGTGCTGCAGCAGGTACTCATGCTATTGTTTGGGTAGATTACAACCAAAGTGGTAAACAGACTAAGTCTGCACCGAATCCACAAGTAGCAGGTACTACATTTAAGGGTTATGCTCCAATTTTCTTAGTAAAAAATCAAGTACTAAGAATTAATGGTGAAGCATACAAATTAGTTGCAGAGCCTCTTTACTTTAAATACACTGCAGGTGGTGGTGCTGATGCAAGTACTAAAGCTGCTGCTGGTACAGAGCTTGGGTACGTTGCAATACCTTTAGCAAGTTTAAAAAAGGTTAACAGTGCTTTATCTAATGTAAG